AATATCTTTTATAAACTTCAACGATAAATTCTTTATGAATATTTCGTATCTTCTTGAGAAGATCCATCAAATCATGGATAGATCCTTTTACTCTATAAGCATTGTAAATCTTTGTGCTCATATTATTTTTTTTTAAATCGGTCTTCCCAGCATTCAGATTCAACGGTAATATTTTTTTTCTCTCGGGCAAAATCTCTCCCTTTTTCCTCTATAGTATTTTTATCGTCATCTATAAAAAAAACCTCATCTATACCATAACGATTGCAAATAGTAAATTGAGGGGCTGATAGTATTTGTTCTTCTAAAAAAGTAAGTAAATATTTTTTATTTTGATCTTTGCTAGAAAACAATGGGTTTTCCTGATTAGTTAAAATAAGTTCTTTGATCCTCTTTGAAGTAACTGCAAATTCCAGAATCTTAAATCTTGGAATTTTTTGCTCTGACAAATATTTTTCCTTAGCAGCAGACATTAATTTATCAATTCTCTTTCTTTCTTCCCAACCCATTTCCCATTTATTTTTTGCAAAGCCAAAAAATTGATTCTCAAAATTCTTTTCTTCTATTGAAGAAATTTCGTTCTTCGGAACTGCAAAGAAAGCTCTAGAAGGGGAAAGCTTTTCAAAGTAGTATTTAGTTCCGTCACGATAAGAACAACTCTTCCTCATTTCTCTCATAGATTTTATAAAGAAAGTTCCCAAAAAAATCATTTCAGCTCCCTCTTCACATTGAGCTCCAACATAGATTTGTCCCGGAATAGCTGCAGATATAGGTATAATTTCATCCTTCTTTTCATCCAAAACTTTCTCCTTATGAATCATGTCAATATATTCTGTATCCAAAGTTCGGATAAGTTGCATTTGATGATTTACAATATTTTCAACAAATGTAATTTCATCAGAAATAACTCCATTGTTAATCTGAAGTCTGGTCAGGGGAAGCTGTTCAAAATCTACCCAAGCGGCTTTAGGCAAAGAAGGATGAGAAATTCTAAATCCCTGTTCGGAATAATTTTCTATAAGCATTCCTTTCATAGGAACATTATCAAAAAGAACAGTGTTTTTATCGCTACTCATGCGAACCCGGTTTCCAATAAAAGCTTTTTTCAAGGAACGAATACTGCAAGTATTGGCTACCCCCGATAACCCCGAATAATATTTTCTTCCCATTAGTATCTAAATTTATTGTTGTATGAACTATAATAACTGCCGATCTCTTTTCTGATTATCGTCTGCGAATTCATTTTGGAATGTCCATAGATTTATCCCTATTGAAATCCCGAGGGCAAAGACATAAAGAAGGATAATTGCCCAGGTTTTAGGAACAACCTTTATATAGGAGAATTCTTCAAAATGTCTTCGCTGGAATTTTTGAAGATTTTGATTAAGATAATTATAATATTCCATCCATGTTTGTTCATTCAATACTGGGGTCTGGCTTTTTGTTGTCTTGGTTATATTTGCCTTTTGAATATTTAATGGAAGAATCGGGGGAAGCAAAGCTGTATCAATTCCAGCTCCCATAGAAACAATTTCCTTTATTTTTGTATTGATGGGAATAGCTATTGGGAGTTTCTGTCCGGCTTTTGTTTCAATAGTTACAGTATATAAATCTAAAATCTTCTGAGTAACCTCCATTGTAAAATCCTCAGATAATGACCATGAGAAAGAATGAGCCCAGGTGATTTCTTCTCCTTTAGTTCCAATGCAAATAATTAATTCGTTTTGGTTTCCTTTGACCCAGTAATTTTCCTGATAAGCAGCTATTGAAGAAGGTTCATTATCGAATACAAGAATCCAAAGTCTAAGAGAATCTGATACCCCAAATTTTGCATTAAGCTTTCTGAAATTTTCCTGAGTTTGTTTGGATACATTTCCCCCCAATATAGTTGGAAAATAAATTCCATCTCCGACTCCATTAAAAAATCCATCTTTAACAATATCGGGATATTTATATAATCCCATGCTATCAGCTTCTTCCTCTGCTATAACTGAGATATTAAATAATGAAAGATCCGAAGCTTTGATCCTATTTTCATATTTATGGATAGTAAAATATCCTTTCCTTGTATCATCGGTTCCAGACCAGTTAGTTCCCCAGACATAAGAAGTATTGCCTACTGTTCTCCCTTCAAATTTAGTTCCATTACTTCCAACACATCTATCTCTAGGAGCATAATTTCGATGGGAATCCACTTCCGATCTTCTCCCACCAAAAAGAATTTTAATGCTATCGTATTGGTGCTCTATTAAACTATAGTTGTTATTCAGATCTGTTTTGCAATACCATGAAGGACCTACATCATCCTGGTGGGAACAGTCATAGGTCTCAGTACAATATTCTGTATTTCCATCTTTGTCCGTTCCGCAAGGATAACTTCTGGTACAAGTTTGAGAATGCCAATAGTTATATGGTTCTTCTTCATAAACAGATATAATACTTTCCCCCCAGTATTCTGTAAATTTGACTGAAGCATTATCGATAAGAAGCTTCATGCCAAAAATAAGAAGTAAAGTAGCTGCAATAGGAATAAAAAATTCCCACCAAAGATATCTTTTCTTGTCGATAAAATAAAATACACCGGTAACAATTAAGCAAATAATAAGGGCGCCAAACATTATCATAATTATGGTTTTTAATTTTTTCTATATTTCATTTCTTCATAAAGTTCCATTACAAGACTGATATTATTTCTGAAGCCAAAAACAAAATCGAATGCTTTAACCAGATATCTCCCAGTAGTAGATTCATTTTTTATTATTTTTTCATCGAGATATTCCGGTTCAAAACTTCCATTATCACTATCCATAACATCACGAATCAATTGAAAAATTCCTCTTTTAGATATAGTTGTTCCAGTACTGTTATCCCTTGCTGATTCAATAACATCGAGAGCAATTCTTCTAACAGCTTCTTTATGCATTGATTTATATGATCTCATCTTGTAAATTTTTCCATTTTTTTAATAAAAAAATATATCCAAGAGTTTTTTACTAATATCTATTGTTTCTACTTTGTTTTGCATGTCTTTCGCAACGTTTGCGACACCAGCTTTCCTGATATCTAGCTCTACGTCCATATTTACGGTGAAGCTTTTTCATTTCTTCAAGATTATCAGCACAAATATTATTCCAAATATCATGCCATACAGCATCATAAACTTTTCCTTTTGGCGGTTCCCAAGTAAAACAATCTGCATGAATTATAGTAACTTTAGGTTCTTTTTTATAGGTGGGTCCACTAAGATTGAGAACGTCCTGAGAATTTTCAATGATAGTTATATCCGTTACTTCTGACTTATCAATAAGAGCTTTTACTAAAACACCAAGACCAAGACCATTAATAAGTATACTTCCGTTAGCTTTATAGTAAAAATGTAGGAAATCAGAAATTTCATCCGGGGTATTGCTCATAATAACTTCTCCCCCTCTCATAAGTCTTTTATACGTTCCAGCAGGAACCCCTCTTCCATATTTCATCATTGAAATCGACTGGGAGAGATCCCCTTTTTCAACTACGAATGAACTTACACTCCAGTTTCCGGAAACTCCATTGGGAACGCTAACTTCAATTTTCATATCATTTGCCTTTTAATTTATTAATCAAATATAACAAAAAAAGCCGAAACTAAAAAATCCCGGCTTAGATATTTTTAATATTTAATTATTTTTTATCTTTTACGAACAAATCAGGGGATGAGTCAATTCCGGATGTATAAGCTTCTTTGGTGGCAACGTTCTTAAGGATAATTACATTAGCAGCTTCACGCTTACCAATAACAAGTTTTTTGGGGAAAGTTTTTAACATAACCTCATGCTGGACAGACATATCTCGTAGCTTTTTCTGCTCTATAAAGAAACCTTCACGCTGGCCTTCAATTGAATTCATAACATCTTTATAGAGGGAAGCATCAAATTCCGGATTAGCCTCCTGAATCCATTTCATCATTTCTCCGCCGGTTGAATAGCGACCTTCCATGATAGCGGTTTGGATCTCTTTGAATTTTTCCGCATATTCTTCGGCAACACCAGCTTTGGTTCTAAGAACTTCCCAAAGCTTTGTATAGAAAGCTTCGGTCATCTCCTGCTGACCACTGATCTTTGCATGGAGTTTAATTTCCGCATTGGATACTCCAATAGCCCAAAGAACTATAGCACCAATGAGTACAAGGCCTACGCCCAATGTAATAAAAATTCCTTTCATTGTTTTCTATTTTTATAAAGTGATTATTATTCCGTTTGGAAGGGTAACTGATTTAGCCCCATACTCTTTAGCCAATTTTACGGCTGCAGCTTCCGAGGATAGAGCTTCGGGGATTGAGGAATTTACCAAATTCGGTGATATATCGAGGACAGATTTTTTCGTGGTTTTCGTAGTTCCGGAGTTTTTAGAATTTGCTTTCATCTCATAAATATGATCTTTTAGAGTTTGAGCAGATTTTAGAACATCATCTACAATAGACTCGAAAGGCATCTTTTGTCCACGGATACACCATTCTTTTTTGAGAAGCCAAAATCCCCCCGCCTTTTTTGCACCCGGTTTAATGTTTTTAACCATGACATCTTTAATGCAGCTAACATCCATGTCCATGGAATAGTCCCCAAATCCATTCTGAATCAAAAAAGATTTAAGACTTATCTGTCTTACAAGTATTGGATGAAAATTCAATAGGAGAAATCGGATGAAATTTTTTTTCTTTTGTTCATCTTTCATTTTTGTCGTTTTTAATTTTAACTTAGGCCAGCAATAATTTAAATCATATAAATACAAATGTAAATGTATGAATTATTTTCTTAGGAAAAAATACTTTTTAGATTTTTTATTAATTTTTTTGATTTTCTTTGATAATTTTTATAGCAAAAATTATTCCATCCCTTTTGGACATATCCCTTACCCGCTGATTCCAATCCGGTTCTTCATCGTCGTCACAATTTTCTAAAGAATTTTCTGCAATAGAATTTTCTAATTCTTTAACCTTAGTTTCTAAAATTTCAAGTATTCTTTTCATTTAATTTGATAATTCTAATTTTACCTTTTTTATAGCATTGCCCAGAGCTTTTGTAACTTCTTCGTTTACCGATATTTGAGAATAAATCACGTTTAAAATAACGCAATTTTCTTTTTCTGAGGTTAAAATTTCATCCCACTTCATTTCAAGATCTTTTTTCTTTCTTTCCCCTTCTTTAAGCATTTCTTCAAGTTTTTGAAGGGTTCTTATTCTATTTGGTCCTAAATCATTCATTTGTATAAATATGAAATTTCTATTTTGCGTTCTTCAATAAGTGAAAGAGGATGAGCAATCATCTCTCTCCACATTTTATCGAGTTTATCCACATAAAGTTCTCCGCTAAGATGATCATATTCATGCTGAATGATACGAGCAGCAAATCCTTCAAAAACTTGTTTTTGATATTCCCACTTTTCATTCCACCATTCTATTTCAATACTCGATGGTCTTTCAACCGGGGCAGCAATTTGGGGAACAGATAAGCATCCTTCGGGATGCTTTACTAATTCTCCAAATTCCCGTAGAATATTTGGATTTATGAAAACTTCTCTGAAGTGAAAATTTTCTTTATCAAGATGAGCTTCAATAACAAAAACTCTTAGAGGAATTCCTATTTGAACACCGGACAATCCTACCCCGCTAGCTTTATGCATTGTTTCAAACATATCTGAAACAAGAGCAATTTCAGTTCCTTTTTTTACTTCTGTGCTGACTAATTCAAGGGAAGAATCCCCGTACAACGTAATTGGTCTAATCATTATTTAAATATTTTTAATCTCCCCAAAATATTTTTTAGGAATCATTGTCCTTTTTGAAATTTCCAAATAAATATCTTTTATAGGTATTGGGCCAACCGACCCCAACCATGTAACATCTCCACAATTTTGACATATTACATATTCATTTGGAGAATAAAGCAATAGCTGCTGGCAATTGGAGCAAATAAATTTTTCAGGCATAATATAATTTATTATTGATGATATAAAGCCATATTAGAATTCTGGGTTCGTTATTTCAATATCATAATCTTTGAAATCTTTAAATTTCTTTCTATCAGCTTTGATTCTTTCCCCAATCTCTTCGTCTGTCCATCCTCTTTCATTCTTCATCCTATCTTTTCGTACTTTTATTGATGGATTTAAATAAATTATAAATGTTTTCTTTCTACTTTTTGGGTCGATGTGTTTTATTCCATCTGTTTCCATAATGAAACAGTCTGAAGTTTCCCATTCTTTTAATCCTGTTCCATAACCATATCCATTGTGAATAACATGTTCATAAAAGGATCCCAGCTGAGTCATAAAAGCAAAAACTTCATTAGTGATGTATTTATAATCTATCCCATCCTGCTCTCCGGGCCTCATGGGACGAGTAGTATATGAAACGTCAAATTTAAATCCCCGCTTCTCTAATTTAGATCGAAGAAAATTTTTTCCTGAAGCTGCAGGCCCTACTAGTATTAATCTTTTATGGGACATATTATCGAATTTTATTTTTTTTATCTTCGTTTGAATCTGGTATAAAAATTGAAATCATTCCAAAAATTAAAATCGCTAAAAAAAGAAGCACTATAGAAATAGAAAATCCAAAAATAAATAATCCTAAAGATATTAGAATTATTACTGCCCAAAAAATATCTTTTAAACAGCCAAGCATTTTTCCCAGTTTTTAAATCCTTTAATAGCAAGGATTAATAATATAAAATATAAACCCGACGAAAGATATAATCCTTTATAAGCAAATAAAGCTATATAAATTATATCAACAATAATCCAAATAACCCAATTTTCTATTTTTCTTTGAGCAAGTAACCAGTTTGCGATTAAGCTGAAAGTAGCAACAAATGAATCTACCCAAGGAGCAACTGCATCAGTATAAAAATACATTAGGAAAGCTATCATCAAATAGAACCATATTCCTATACAAATCCAAAAAGTTCTTTCCAATGGAGTCATAACTCCTATTTTTGCATGAACTTTATCCTCCCTATTTTTCCACCAATGAAATGCTCCATAAATCCCTTGTCCAAAGAATATAAATTGTAAACCGAAATCTGAATATAGTTTTGATTGCCAGAATACTAAAGTATAAAAAGAGACAGCAAATAACCCTGTTGGCCAGGATAACACATGACGTTTGATTGTTAGCCAAACACTTAAAAGCGTAAATATAACTGCAAAAGCTTCTATAAACATGGATTCAGGGGGTTCCAAACAAGTTTATTTGCTCTTTCATTTTTATCATAGCAAGATTTACAAACTGTATAAATCCATCCCTGGGTTTGTCCAACATCCTTAGTAGATCCGCAGGACTCACAAATCCTATATGAAAGGGATTCTGCTAATGAAGTCATACCATCAATAACTTTATCCCCACCATGATAATAGAAACGTAGACCGCCAAACTTTTCTTTTATCTGGTCAATTCCTACTGAAATGGGTGGATGAAGACCTCTTGGTGCTTTTTCATAAATCCATTCTGATAAAGTTTTAAGTTTGGAATTTTTATAATACTTTCTTCGAAGATATGCCTGCAAATTCCACATCCACTTATATTTGAATTCATTGGCTCGATTTCTATTTTCATTGGATATGTGATTTTTTATTTCAAACATAAGTTCGTCAAGAAGCATATACCATCCATCCCCGCATTCAAAGCCAAACTGAATTGGAAGAACCATTTCTTCTTGATGAAGAAGCTTCCCAACTTCTTCTATAGTTGGTTTTTCCCCTGTATAAATTTTCAGATCTGTTTGAAAAAATTCAGGATATTTATTTAACAATTTTTGCTGTAATTCTGATTTCATCGGCTTCTTCTTTTATTAATTTGAATAAAAATTCATCAGGATACCCAAATAAAAGATCTAAGTCTACCCCAAATGGAGTTTCCCAAAGATCCTCATCTTCTGGCTGAATATAATTCCCGAATCCATAAGTTTTCCAGATTGTTCCTTCTGGGGTTTTTAACCAATGAGTTTTTTTTGTTTGACGATACCTTTTAATTTCAGGCATAATATATTTTTTTGAGTAGGTGAACTAATTTGACTACTTTTCTAAGCAGCATTTTTTATATTTTTTTCCGCTTCCGCAAGGGCAAGTATCATTTCTTCTTATCTTTGGTTTTGCCCGAACGGGCTGAATATCTGCTTCCCTTTCTTTTTTGGACAAATGGCTATATTTCGCATCTTCCAATTCCCTAATATAATTTTTTATAATAAAAGGTTCTGACATTGCAAGCTCACTTGAATTCATAGATACAGATAATCCTCCTAATTTATGTTTTAAAGCTACAGCTTCATCTATGATAATAGCATCGGGATCCTTATCCAAAAGCATTTGGCGGGATTTTAAAACCTCAGCATCATCTGCAGATCCACAAATAATATATCTCTTTTTGCTAGGATCATATATTTCTTTACAAACTGTACAAATAATTTTTGTACCAATAGTTTCGTGCTTGGTATAATCTTTGCAGATATTACAATAGAGATCCTCCATAATTTATCCTATAAATCCCTAAATTTTGGGATAACCTGATTTCCACAACCATGTCTTGGATCAGGTGTTTCATTATAAGTAACAAAATATCCGGGAACTTCTTCATTGCAAGTCGGACAATACCAATAGCGATCAGGTAAAGAAAAAAGAAATTTTTGTATCATTTCTCCTAAATTCTCATCTTTCTCTTTAGTTATACAACAAATATAAAGAAGTACTCTTGCATCCATCAATTTTTCTTCTAATTTTGCAATATTCTTTGTCTTTTTCACGATAATTATTATTTTCCAATTATAATTTTTTTCATAATACAAATATACAAATTACTTCCTTAGAAAAAAATATTAATTTACCTATAGTCAGAATTTTGTCGAGTACGTACATTTATCTAATATTCTTTTGAATATTCTCCTAATGGAGTGCCTTAACCCGGAAATCATTAAGTTGCGTTCCCTCTATTCCTGTTTAAGTTGCACCGTTACGAGGTTTTATCGATTATTAGTCTCCCTCGGTTCGCAATGGTGTTCTGAACTTCCTCTGGTTTTATCCAGCGTACGTATAGTAAATTAATATTCCATGGGATTTTTCCTTTATGGGTTTTTGATAAAGCATCTCGATGATTTTGTGTAAAAGCTTTTCCAGATAAAGTCTCTGATATGGATTTTTTATGTGATTCTGTAAAAACTTTTCCTTTTTTTATATCGGACATCCTTTCTTTGGTTTTTTCAGGTAATTTTTTATCCTTCCAATATCCCAGCTTTCCTGTTGCACTGAGTCTCATTTTTGCTTTTGTTTCTTCAGAAAAAGGAGATTTTTTTTACCCAATTTGGAATTAGACATTTTCTTTTTTGTAGCTTCTGATAATTTATATCCAGAAGATCCCTCCCCCCTTTGGTAAGATTTAAAAGTTTTCCTCTTTTTACCCCCTCAACATTATAAAAAGTTCCAAATTTAGAAATATAAAAAATTTCTTTATTTTGACATTTATCTATTCGCTAGGTCAAAGAACATTTAAAAATTTTTATTCAATTATGTTTATCAATGAACAGTCCTGAGATAATGCTCTCCAAGCATCTTTTTCCAAATCAAAATACTTTAAATTTGTACCAACGTTTCTTGAAGAATCCTTTGGTTTCATTCCTTCTGGTATAAGAAACGGGTTCAGAGTTCCTGTTGCAATCCTAATCTCGCCATTGGCTTTCCGATATGAGAAAGTAACTGGAACTTGCCCTTGGAGGTTTTCCCTCAGCTGATCTTGCGTAATGTCAAATTCATTCATAATGTTAAATATATTTGTTGGAACGTGCGTTTTTGTAAAAGATATTTAATCTTATGGTTTTTTCTGAATTATAATCTCGAATCCTAAAATGTCCAAAACCTTCTTTATATTTTCAAAAATCATTTTATTATTTCCTTTTTCAATCATATATAAAGTTGATCTCGTAATTTCTGCCATTAGATACTTGTTAATTGATTCGTTAATATATTCATTGTTTTTTGAATTTCCTCATCCGTCCTAATTAAATTGGTATGGATTATAATCGTTCCGGATTCTCTTGTATCGTGACAATTCAGGCATTCATGAACATGATTACTTAATTCTGTTCCAATTAAAAGTCCTGCTCTACCATTATTAGCTCCACAAGTTCCGCAAGTGGTATATTCCATAATAGTATTTTACTTCGTAAATATATAAAAGTTTTTTGGATAAAAAAATTATTCAGGAAAATAATCTAAAAATCTTAAATATTTTCTATTAAGACGATTTTCATCTGAAGAATTATTGTACATCCATAATAATATTTTATGTGCATTTTTACCATAATAGCATAGGGATTTTCCTTCTAATCCAATTTTGGGTTTGCCAGATTTATTTCTAACCCTTATTCCAAGATTAAAAAATAAATCAGCCATTTGATTTAAAATATTGGGACTTCCGCTAACAAAAGAAATATATTTATCTAAAGAAATAGAAATGCACCCATCCCCATCAAAATATCCTCTTATAAAATGGTTTAACATTTCTTTGGGAATTTTTTGACTTATTGTGGTACAGTTCAATCTCATCCATTCAAGAAACTCTTTTGGATACATCTTTCTTTTCAATATGTTCGCGACTATCAAGAAGTTTTTTAGCTTCAGTCAAATCAACTGCATAATAATTTTCATCATCACTATTATAATGAGATGATAGCGAAGCTGATTGCTGTCTTTTTCTTTCGGCTTTATAGAAAGCTAACAATCTTTTAGTTGATAGCTTTTCAAAAGATTTTATGTCCATTTCTTTCTTTAATTTCGGGATGCTGACTAAGAAATACATTCTTTGTTGCTTCAAAAGAAGTAGCTGGAGGAACTCCGCCCTGAGTTATAAACATAGCATATAAAGGAAAATATTCCTCCCTGAGCTTTTTCTTTTCACCATCATTTAAAGGAAGCTGCGTTTCAAAAATCATGTAGAATTCTTCCTTGTCGATAGCCTGAGTAATATCAATTTGTTCTAATGTTCTCATTAGTTAGATGCTAATTATATCAAAAATGTAATCGGGTTCAAATCCATATTCCCAGAGAATTTCTTCTGCATCTTCCCCTTCTTTTACTCTTTTTCTCATTTCTTTTACTATTTCGTCTGCTTCTGTTTGAGTGCATTCGTTCTGGTTCATAATAGCGAAATGCAATTCTGTAAGTGCTGCCATATTCTTAAATTTTATATGTTTGAAAAATAAATATACAATAAAAAGTCCAAATAAAAAAATTATTTGGACTTTTTATTATTAAATAATCTGGATTTAAAAATAGAAATAAAATAAATAATTGGTTTTTTATCCAATAGCCAGAAATATACACCAAATAATGAGGCAGATACAAGGTAGAAAATACCAGTTGTAAGCCAATAGTCCTTTGTCCAATCCAAGGTCATTTTGAATAAGATATCGAAACCCAAAGGGTTGAAAAATGTTGCGAGCATGAGAATTGGAATTGCTAAATTCTTCCTTCTCCTTTCGTTTAGGACCCTCATCACTTTCCATAGTCGAAATAATTTTGATCTCCTTTTCCTAATCTTTTAAATTCAATTTTTAATTGATTAAACTCCTCCATATCAATTTTCATAATATGGCCGGTTACCCAGGTATAGAGATATTGACAAATTTCTTGAGCTAAAATTTTATCCTTAGTGGATATGTATTTATCCCAAAAATTACCTACAGTAGTTTTAAATTCTTCGTGATCCTGAAAATGCTTATCACTAAAAAGATTGTATTTTTGAAGGATTCTTTCCTCCTCTTCCATGTGATAATTTCCATATCTTGCTATCTCATCAATAATATACTTAATAACCATAGAAGATTTTCCATTCTCTATCGCATCATTAAGAACTTTAAAAATATTGAAAAGAGTTTGGTGTTGTATATCGATTTCAACAATACCGGTTTCTAAGGAATCATTCCATTCAAGATTTTGCATTGAATAGTTTTATTCTATTTATTCTTGTTTTTTGGAGTTTTTTAAAAAACTTCTAAGATCTCTCTTAGATTTATTAATTATTTCCTTATCCGAAGTACAAAAAACATACTTTCCATTCTTAATATCCTCTTCTGAGGCATAATAGTAATAAATTGTTTGCTCAATAATTACAGCATTTCCTATTTTAGTTTCCTTTCTCATTTCTTAAATTATTTACTTAGTCATTCAAAATCTGGTAATTTCATTCAGATATTTTTAAAATAAAGATATTAAGCTTTTCCAAAAACTATATTTTGAACCCAGTTAAGATTACAAATTTCTTCTGAAATATTACAATCCGAGTTTCATCCCCCCATGGCCAGTATTTTCAGGATTAAAATCTATAGCAAATTTATAAAACCATTTCCATGTATATTTTATTAACCATCTTGATCCCCTGAATCCGTCTTCTTTTTCAAATACTGCATAATCCCTTTTAAATAATTGAAAACCGTTTTACCAATATTCATGGTTTTCTTGGGATTTTTACCTCTTTCAAAGTTCATAACTTTAGAAATTTAATTTGTCGCTAATATAGGAAAAAAGATCCAGATAAAAAAATTATTCTGAGTCTTTTTGCGGAGAGCAGGATATTCGAAAACCAAGCGAATTAACGCTCAACACGCTTAGCAGGCGGTTCCGGCAAACCTTTCCGGTTTACTCTCCATTATTCATCTATTTTGTCGGCCTGAGTGGAGTCGAACCACCATGCAACCAGCTAACCTTTCAACTGTTTATCAGACAGAGGGTATACAGGCCGAAATTTATACTGGACCCCCAACCTTGACCCAAATTGTTGGGATACCCGGCTTCGAACCGAGATTACGGGCTTATAAGACGCGCGTCCTACCTATTAGACGATATCCCAATTTGAGCACCATTTCGGATTCGAACCGAAGACCTCTTCAATACCAATGAAGTGCTCTACCTATTGAGCTAAAAGTGCATTGAGCCTCTATGAGAATTCGAATCTCAGTTTACTGATTACGGATCAGTTGTAATTACCAACTATACTATAAAGGCAATCGGGTGAAGGGTGGGGCTCGAACCCACATGGTCTTTTCAGATTCCAGCTTCACAGGCTGGTCGGGCGCCATTACCGGTTACGATCACCGTTTTAAACATAGCGGAGGTAGCCGGGATCGAACCGACACATCACTTACGCGATACAGGTTTTCAGGACCTGGGCGATACCAATTACGCTTTACACCTCCAAAACATCATGTCAAAGAAAAAGGGAAAACTTAATGAAGCCTTCCCTTTGAATAAAAATTGATTTTAATATCGTTTTATATCACTAGAAGACCAACTCGATCCGAGGATGAGGTAATACTAATAATATGTATTGAATACCTTCTCATTTTTATTGTTTTATTTTATTTATATATCTTTTTATATACAGGAAAAATTGCAAAGTTTCGCGAATATAAAAAATATGTGTTTTATTTTTCTTTAATCAATTCTTGACGAACCTCTTCTAAAAATTCAAAATTATCATTTTCTCCCATCGATGTAAAGAATGATCTTCCAAAAGCAGCATTGTCGAGATTTTTGGATAATACTTTACTTATAATGAAAGAAAATAAAGCCATCACTACTATTCCAATAACAATCTTATTAGAAGCATGGTAATAAATTGAAAAAAATGATAAAATAAGCCAAATATAAACTGCAATCCTATGTATCATCATCCAGGAAAATAAAATATGCATTTTTTCTAGAGTTCTAGCATCTATTAAATTCAAAAATTTTACTGGGCTTTCGATAAGAGCTTCATTAAAGAAACTATTCATAGCCTTTTTATTTCTGAATCTAAAATTTGTTCTTCTAAATTTGAACCCTTCGAATGTAAGAATATTATCGGATGCCATACCTCTCATTTTTAATTTCACTGTAAATATACAAATTATTTTTAATATATTATCCTTTCAAACGTTAAAGATTAATATATTTCTTCAATATATTTCATTAATTCCTTAATCCCTCCATCTGCTTTAATCCCCATTGTTCCTAAACATGTTTTCAAAAAATCTATTCTTTTCTTTTTATATTCTTCTTTTGAAACAAAATTAAATTCTCGACGAATTTTATGTTCGTTTTCGATAAGCCCTTTTATATCTCCTTTAAAAAACATAGCATTATCTGCATCCCAAAATATTTTTAAAAGAGGATGTGCTGGTCTTTTTCTATACTTTGTACATTCAATCATTTCTCCGATCTTCTTAGCCATATGCCAATCCTCTCCTCGAAAACATCTGATGAACAATTGTAGAGATTTATCCTCATTATCTGCATGCCCGGGGATATAAACAGCATCATGAAAAAATGCTGCTAAAATAAGAGCTTCATGATGAATTGGAATAACTAAGTTTCTTTTCTTTTCGAGATCAATTAAAATTTGTCTTAAATGATCTATATTATGATATTTCCTTCTCGATTCATTCCAAGCTTCTTCAAGTTTCAAAATAGTGAAAGTAGATAGATACTTTTCTAATATATCTTTATATAAAGAAAAAGGATTCATTATAAGTATAATCGAGCTAAAACTTCATATTCAACTTTGACTATTCCTAGCTCTTTTCGAATCTTTCGAATTCTCAAATTATTCAATATTGCTCCACTTCCCATAGATAATACTACAAGAACTATAATTGATGAAAAAGTAAAAGTAGTAATTGCCATATAAGAATGAGTAGCATTAAATATAGCTCCAATCATACCCAATCCAAAAAGTCCCAATAGAACTCCATGAACTATTCTTCTTATCCAAAAGTCTTCTTTAACAGTGGATTGAGAAAAATATCTAAAAACAAACTTAATCCATTTTCCAGGTAAATGTCTGTTATACGATGCTAAAAACTCTTCTTTCGAGATTTCTTCTATTACATTCATTCGTTTTTTTATTTTTATATTGGTTTTTCCTATGATGCTTCCATGTTCGATACATTCTTATTTGAGGGGGATATATCCTTTTTGATTTCCAATATCCCCTATACCCTCTTTTATGTTTTAGATAATATCCATAATCCTCAGGGTAGGGATCTTGATCAACCGTTCTGAGTATTTTATATTCTCTACGGCTTGTAGTTCTCTCAATAATCTGAGATTCTTTCCAAAAATGTTTTCTTCTCATGTGGTCTTATTTTAGGTAATTTGCTTACCTAAAGACCATCCATTAATTTTTTCATAAGTTAATGTGAAACTTTAATTTTTAAAATATTGTTTGGATACCCAATGCGATACAAATCGAAAGAAATGCAGCTATTTCAATCCACCATATCCAACCCCTAATCTTTTTTCTAAATAGTAATAGAAATAATGATACTGAGATAAATGCAATATTTATAGGCCAAAGTCCAAAATTTAGAAATATTGCCAATTGACTTGCAGTTACCCCCGTTCCTGCTCCGATCATATGAACTTCATGAGTCATATCTTCTTGAAAAGCTGCTGCAGCTCCAACAAATCCAATCCCTGATCCAGCCAAAAATATAAGGCCTGTAGATCCAAGTATTATAACTGGCAAGGAAAATCCCCAGCAAAAGAAAGTAAATAAGAACTGTAAGTTCTTTGGTAGTTCATAGTAGCTTTGAGATATGGATTTTAATACTCCATATCTAGCCCAAATCCACGATACGTAGGAAATAAAAACTACTAACATTAATATGTAACAAAATATTGTGTAACTCATATCTTATTCTTCATCCTCCTCAGTTTCTTCTCCGTTCCATTCGCTATAATACTCATCTTCATCATCTTTATCATCCCTTGCTGGCTGAGTATCTACTGTAATATCCCCAACAAAATTACCTTCTCCGTCAGCTTCAATACCTCCGACAAATCCATCAATACGAGGATAGTATTTATTATCAACATTAAATTCGGGATTAAGTTTTTTAACATCAGCAACAGTAATAACTGCAATCATTCCTGCATCTACTCCAGTTTCGGCATTATGAACACTTTGACCAGAATGAGCTATAACTTCATAAACCCCGTCCCCATAGGATGTAGAAGTATAGAGGATTTTTATGGAATTATCAATATAAATGGTTCCTTTATTAGCTGTTTCAGACCCTTTATTATCGTTTCCCGGATACCAAAATTTTCTAATAATTTCTTGCCAGAGTTCATCTGGGATAAAATAATATGGATCTGTGACAATAATGTCTCCTGAAAAACCCTGATAGTCCTCAGTTGTTACTTCAATTTTTCTCATAATAATTTGATTATTTTTATTATCCGCCAAAAACTTCGTCTTGGCATTTTTGACAGAGGCCGCTTATTCTGGACTCTTTCCTTGAAAGGGCATCTCGAAAATCTTCATCATTTACTGGCATCCCGCAAAAGGGGCAAAGCCTGGCTTCGGCTCTTGTAATTTCTTTGTTAAACCCCAATTGCCTTAAGAGATCTTTCTTTTTGGGGGTTGTCATAAATAGGTTCTGACATACTGGAAGTGTTTGTTTTATATATTCGCGATCCTGGAGGGATTCAAACCCCCGACTCTGTCGTTCGAAGCGACATGTTCTATTCTCTGAACTACAGGATCATTAAGAAATTTCAAAAAATTATTAACTTCTTTATCCCGATATTTTATTAAATCTTTTCATTTAAATTCTATACACCCCTGAGAATTTGAAAAAAGATCTCGTATTTGATCATGTTCTAATATTTTTGGGGATAAATGTTGTTGGCCATCTATTTCTAAATCTAATTTTATTTCTACAAAAGCAAAATCCAAAAAATACTTTCCAAAGGGCATTTTTTCTTTAATTGTATATCTAGAATCTCAGGATAGCTTCGGATTTTTCTTGAAACCCATCCAGAATGTCTTCCTTCTATAAATGCTAAAATACACTTTTAGACATTTTTTCACATGATAATTTTGTATGTTTTTTATTTTTAAAAGGGTTTGGTATTTCTCCCGATTTGCATTTTTTAGAATATGTTTCTCCTGATTTTTTAACTCGAATATCTGTATCTTTTGTTAAACCTTTATTCCATCCCTTTCTAGTTCCATTTATAAAACCTATATTAGGATTATGATTTTGGCCTTCAATAGTATGATTTTTCCAAATATGCGTAGCTATACCATTTTTAGCAAATTCCTTATTACAATGAGGGCATTTATATTTTCCATTTTGTTCCTGCCATTCTATCTTTATAGCATTTTTTATAATAGCTCCTTTGCATGAATTATTATGTTTTTTAAAATTAGATAAACTAATTTCTCTATTACATTTTTCGCAATTTTTTTTAGTTCGATTCATGAATATATTTACTTATATATTCACAAACGTACTACCAATTTTGCTACTTAGAGCAGAAGACGGAACTCGAATCCGCAACCTTGTCATTGGCACTGACACTATCTACCAATTGATATACTTCCGCAAAAATGGGGACTTTCCGCAAGGCTCTCCAGCTCCGAAACCTTTTTTGTTTAATGTGTGGGTAGGCTCCACATGCTAGTTTTTGTTTGCCCCATTTGAACGCCGAAAGGGATTCGAACCCTCATGTGTCCAATTACACTTCTCCTCGTTCGTAGTGAGGCGTGATATCGGCGCATTATTACCAACAAATATTTTTTTATATTTTATCATTATAAAAATCCCGCATATTTTTTCATATTGAGATTAGCTTTTTAGTATTGATATCCAATTATAATAGGGTTTGGCCATTTAAATTTGAATAGTACTCTAGAAGGGACTCGAACCCTTATCGATCCAATTACACATCTCCAGTTTAGGAAACTGGTGTGATACTAGAGTAATTAGTACCCCCGAAGGGACTCGAACCCTTATTGATCCAATTACGGTACTACGCCTTAGAAGAGCGTTCCGATACAGGGGCATCAAAGTACAGTAAGGCCGCGGACCTTTGAAGCACCTGCACTGTGTTGTTCCTCTTTTACAGTAGCGGAGGCGGGATTTGAACCCACGATCTAGAGATTATGAAACTCCCGAGAACGGCCACTTCTCTACTCCGCAATGAGTGGGTCTACTCGGACTCGAACCGAGATTATACTTCGCGTCTCCACTTTGTAAGAGTGGGATGTTGATCCAATTACACTATAGACCCTTTTTATCGACTTGTAATATTGATGAAAAAATAGTAGCGGGTGGAAGAATCGAACTTCCGCTGCAAGGCTTATGAGACCTGCCTCTACCACTAAACTAACCCGCAATTTTAGTAGCGAGTAGCGGTTTCGAACCGATAACCTCATGATTATGATTCATACGCTCTACCAATTGAGCTAACTCGCCAGAATATCAAATGTGGGCATAGCAAAACGAATTCTATCATTAAAGCCCTGTTAATAGCGGGAGGTCTGGGATTCGAACCCAGAATCAAGGATTAACAGTCCATCGTGATACCATTTCACCAACCTCCCAATAGCAGGGTATGCGGGAGTCGAACCCGTTCCACAAAGCGTGACAAGCTTGTATCTTAGCCATTTGACCTATACCCTATAATTTCGATAGCCCCCTTTTAAAATTGTGCTTTCGAAGGGGGTCGAACCCTTAATCCTCAGATTAAGAATCTGCAGCACTGCCAATTGCGCCTCGAAAGCAATATGTGGATCTATGGGAGTATGATTCCCAATCTACAGAATGCAAATCTGTCGTGTTAGCCAATTGTCACTATAGACCCAACTAGCACGGATACAAGGAGTCGAACCCTAACCTAGGATTTTGGAGATCCCAATGCTTGCCATTACACCATATCCGTATTTAAGTAGAGAAAAACAGAAGAGATAACAGGCGGATTTGAACCGCAATTTTTGTTTAAGAGACAAATGCAAAACCAATTTTGCGCGAAGTAACTCTTTCTTTTACTACTACTTAGAGCGCCTGATAAGAATCGAACCCACATCTCCAGCTTGGAAGGCTGGAGCACTAGCCATTGTGCTACAGGCGCATATACTGAGAAAATTTAGAAGTAATGCCAGACCATTCCGGCGATTTTTCCCTTAAAAAACTGACGGGAAAAATGAGAATCGAACTCACGAAGTAATACTTATAGTTACTACAGTATTTTGTGACCTCTCTGGGAGTCGAACCCAGACAACCACTTTAAAAGAGTGGGATTCTGCCATTGAAATTAAAAGGTCAAAAACCAGCATGTCAAAGAACTTTCTCTTTCGAGAAAATTGCGGTACTGAGTGGATTCGAACCGCTAACGCTAAACTCTTCAAGTTTACGCTCTACCATTGGAGCTACAGCACCAGGTTTTCAAATTACTAAAGAACAAAAAAAGCGAAAATTTTTGATTCCCGCTCTATATAGGATAAAATAATTTTCATTATTTACCTCCATCTAGCGGGAAACCATATCCTCCATCTTTATTGGCTGCTCTATCAAAGCCAAACCAATTCACGAAATTTACCATATTTACACGCCTTTTCACTGAAAGTAATTTATTAAGTTTCTCTATATATTACAAAAAAAATTCAAAAAGTTTTAACTTAACGTAAAAAAATTTGAAAAAATTCCGAGAAAATCATAAAGAGGATTTTTCAAGTTCTGATAATTAATCGGACGAAGTAGCTCTTTATTTACTACGGCTTATTTTTTCTTATTAGTGCAAATATACAAAAAAGTTTTTTATAAAAAAATATTTTATGTTAAAAGTTTGTTAAAATCTTAAATCAAGACCAGTTTGGCTTTTGTGAAATATAAATTCCTAAAATTTTTTGTATCTCAATATGAAAGTCCCTCAGCCCTTTCAATTTCTCAAGAAGCTGATCAAAAGTTGTTCCCCATTCCTCTATGTAAATTGAAGGGTATTTTTGATCAATAGTATACCTCATTGCATCCCTTTCTTTAAATCCCTCCAAATAATCTTTAGACATTTTTAAAGGGCTTCGATTAATAGCTCCTTTCAACCCCAACATCTCATCAAATACTCCTTTTAAATCATTTGCATCATTGAACCTTCCCTCTGAAAGTTTTGAAATATTGTCTATAAAAAATTGAGCACACTCATGTATGGTTTTAAAAGATCTTTTATTTCGTATTCCAATTTTTAATGAATCTTTTGGATCCAATCCTCTTTTAAAACCTGCAGAATCCAATGATTCTATTACTTTATTTGCTTTCATCGATTTCATTATATTAGTTCAGCAGCTTTTAACTTGCATATAAGGATTTTCTTTATTTATCTGCTAATTTTCAGTGTAAATGAATTCTTTCCCCTCATAGTTTTTTAAATGAATTTCTTTACCCTCCCTGCCTATGAAATACTCGGGGAGAAGAGGTATTTTCCCTCCCCCTCCAGGAGCATCGATAACAAATTGAGGAATAGCGTAGCCGGAGGTCCATCCTCTTAACCCCTGAATTATTTCTATTCCCTTGCTTACTTTAGCTCTTAAGTGGCTAGTTCCCGGAACAAGATCCCCAGCGTAAATATAATATGGCCTGACTCTAATTCGAAGTAACCCCTGCATAAGGGTTTTTATTATAGAAACATCGTCGTTAACTCCTTTAAGCAGAACTGTTTGCGATCCTAACGGGATACCTGCATCAGCAAGTCTTTCGCAAGCTTGTTTTACTTCAGGAGTTAATTCATCTGGGTGGCTAAAGTGAATACTGAAAAACAGAGGATGGTATTTTTTCATCATCATGCAAAGTTTTGAAGTTATTCTCTGCGGTAAAACCACTGGAATTTTAGTTCCTATTCTCAAAAATTCCACATGTTCAATAGTTCTAATTGATTTCAATAGATATTCTATCGAGTCATCATCCATCGTAAGTAAATCCCCCCCAGATAAAAGTACATCTCGAACCTCCGTATGCTGACGAATATACTCGATAGCATTGTTCCACATTTTCTTATTAATTTCATGATGGGAAACCATATGAGATCGAGTACAGTATCGACAATACGACGAACAAAAATCTGTAGTTAAGAATAAAACCCTATCCGGATATCTGTGAACCAGATTTGGCAATGGACTAAATTGCTCCTCGTGAAGAGAATCAGATTCTTCATTTTCTGTAACTATAAGTTCCTCTTTAGATGGGATTACGCATCTACCGATTGGGCCATTAGGATCTTTAATAATGCTTGCATAATAAGGGGTAATTCTAAGAGGCAAATTTATATCCTCGGAAACTTCATAATCAGATGAACCGAAAACTCTGGACAGCTCTTCATAAGATGTAATGCTATTTTTGATTTGCCATTTCCAAGAGTTCCAGTCGTCATCCAAGATATTTTTATAGTACTTATTTTTAAATATATGAGTTTGCTCTGATATTATATTCATTACTTATTTCTTCTTTTATTTGCACCTTCGATCCCGTAAATATCCTCCCATGTTCTTCCTTTAAGGGAATTGCTAATTTTCTTTTTTGTTTGCGGTTGTTTAGATCCGCAATTTTCACTAATCTTCTTCTTTGATTCTTCGGAGTGGCTTCTTCCACCGCACCAAGCTTTCTTTTGTTTTTCTGTAAGTTTTTTATCTTTTTTTGCGGTAGACATTGATGCAAGGGTTTCCGAAGAATAGCAGTTAGTTAATCCTAGATTCCAAGGTTTGATTCCTTGCCGGGATTTACTTATTTTTTTCACGGATTCATCAGACCACGAATTTGGACAATTATGCCCTCCTTTGGGACTTATATTATATCCATTGGGGATTAAAGTATTATACTCTTTAATATATTTTTCTTGAGCATTAAAAGCTTCTTGTTTAGTTGGAAAAAATTCTAATATTTTTCGAACAAAATTTTTTTTGCCATATAATTTAAGAGCATTTTTAAAATAATCCCCACTTCCCAGATAAGGGTCTTTTTCGGGATTATCACAAGATCTATCTCCTACGTATTGTTTCCCATTATAAAGATTCGTAGTTATATAGGTAAAATGAAATTTTTTTGAGTTGGGGATCGAGCAGAGGAGGGGAGGTTCAGCTGAATCAGCTTGCTCTAATTGATTCTGCCTTTGTTTAGAGGAATCTTTTTCTTCCATTTATCGGTTTGAGTGCCTAATTTATTTAAGTTAATTTTTGTTGTATTTATCCAATTATATGTTTGGTTTTTTGGAGGGTTTTGTAGGAAAAATCTTATTCCGGACTTTCTGAAAAATGTTCTGCCTTTTATACCTGTAATCAGTATAAGCAAGATGACCTATTGGACCGCTTAATGGTTTTACATTTACTAAATCTGATCCTATTGTTCTCGCAGTAATTCTTTGCATATTAGGATTAGGAAATACAAAAGAATCAAATGAATCACATTTTCTAAAGGCTTCCAGTATCTTTAAAAGAACAGTTATGAGATCTTTTTCATCCCCGGTTCCCCCAATTCCAAATCTATTTTTTAGAATTTCGTATCTTCCTTTTGAAACCCCAATAATAACGTTTTTGTTTTTGAGATCATATTGAGTTACTCTTAATTCTTCTCTTTCGGGGTATAAATCCGATCCAAGATAGGCTTTCCAATCATCGATACTATCTTCTTTTAATATTATTCCGCCAATTTCTTTAAGAATAGATCCTAATCCTATCCCCATCGATTCTTTTGGTTCTTGCCCTCTTACGAAATTCATTTTTTATGGATAATTAATTTAGACCAAATATACTAATAAAAATCCAAAATAAAAAATCTTTACTCTTCTTTTATCCAAACGCTATCCACATTAAATTTTTTCTTTACTGCAGCTATATATTTCCAAGGATCTGTTATATCTTTATGCTCGACCACTCTTCCATCTTTAGTTTTAACACAAACGGTTCTTTTATCTGTTAAAAAAGTCTTTGGTGAGGGTTGAGGTTTTAAAGAAAAATAGTGTTTAAGGAAATCATTCATTTTAAAATATATTTAGTAGGAACTTTTCTTATACTTACAATAATGATAGCTTCTTGTTTTCCTCCGTTGTTTTTAAAATCCGGAATATTTTTTTTTATTTCTTCAAGCATTTGTTCGTCTGTCCAATTACTCGATGTTTCAATGCGAAATTTTATTCTTTTCATAGGATCATTTATTTTTAAAACAAAAAAAGCTGGATAAGACGCTAGATGCCCTATTCAGCTTATATATTTGTTGGGAAAGATAAGAAATGATCCTACTTTTACTGCAGCTTTAAAATCAGTGAGAATCCTGAATTGCGTGAGTTTAGGAGTTTCCTCTCCAAAAGATTTTATCTATCCCAGATCTTTTTTAATTAATATGAACTTAGCGACGAAAAGTTTTAAAATTGTGATAAAAATTTATCAATATCTTGAATTATAGATCTAAATCTTTCATTGTAAGCCCGGTTAACAATCATGTCTTTCTCCTCTTCAGATTCTCCCTCTTCAAATTCAGGATTAAATATATATCCTTTTAAATTATTATTCCTAAGGAAAATATTTTTATAATGGACATCATCTAATTCGTTTCTTTGTTCCTTAGGGAGCCGGGTTCCGTCATCAATATAGGGAGCATCCTTTTCAAGATATATGTAAAAATCTACTTTATTTGCCTTTTCAATCCATGGCTCGAATTTAAGAGTTTGACCAAAAAGGTATTCTGCATAGTCTTTTGTTATCTGCAAATCCGTATCGATAAAAACTACTTTATTTGAATGTCTTATAGCTCTAATAATATTCTTTGCATGCTCAGCTCCAACTAATTTAAGATCCTCTGCTGTGCATTCGCGAGAATTTGGGATTAAATCCCTGCCAGCTTCCGGAGCCCAAGAAGTATTATAGTATTCTGCTAATTTTTTGCATAATGTAGTTTTTCCTGTAGATTCTGTTCCAACTATTGCTATTTTTTTTACAAAATAATCCTTAGCAAAGTTGTTAATATACCCCCAATATTTTATAGGTTTTTGGCGAATGAGAGTAGCACTGATCGGAATAATATTTCTCTCTTGATCGAATCTCCAATGTTCAGCCCCCATTCCCTTGGAGAAAACATCTCCATAATCTTCTGAAGTAAAAACCCGATCAAATTGCCCATATTTTGTTTTGACGTACATCCCCCACCATCCTGAAAGAGCATCTCCTTTTAATAAAGGCTCTTCAATTATATCTGCAATAATTTGAACTTTTGGATCATCTAAATAAGTTGAAAGAACCCATTTAAGGCGATACTTATAAGGTATTACCTCATCTGGAAGAGTTGTGATAAGAATAGTTAATTCATCACAATTAGACTTAGCATAATTGATTAGTGCTTCATGACCCTTGTGCATGGGGCGAAAACTTCCAGTTACAAATCCTTTTATCATAATGTATTTTTTGGTTTTCCGTCCCTTTCCCATTTAGCATATTCCTCCATAATATGCTTAGCATGTTTTTCTGCTATTTCACTAATTTTTATTAGTATAGCGTTATCAGCTTCACTATTTGTCCACATTTCCTCTCTATATCCTAATTCCCATATCAGATCTATGAATGCCATTTCATTAACCACTTTTAATCTATTATAGATTGGAATAGAAGCTAATGCTTGTTTAATATTATACATTTATATTTAATTTGAATTTTTCTTTTGGTAGATCTTTTATCATGGAATTTCCTCTTTTGAAATTCATGATTTATAAGGTTTATTGTGAATTCTCCATTTGATAGCTGAAAAACCATTTAATCTGGGGTAATAAAAGAGCATAAAATTCTCGATAAAAGAAGCAATATCTTGAGCTAAGAGGATTCATCTATCGGAGCATAACTATCTGGATAGACATCTACCCCTCCGGAAAGATCTATCCGAGTTACGAATTTGTGATAATCTTCGTCTCTGATCCAAGACATTTTTCTTTCTTCATTGGTGAAATAAGGTTCCTTTTTCATAATATCAAATGTATGAAATAATTTCCAAATAAAAAAATTATTTTTTTCTGTTTTTACAAATTTTGACAATTCCATCTACGACAATTGCAAGGACAACGCAGATAAATATTGCTGTTAAAAATAAAGTTTGTCCATCAACTTCTTTAAATAATATTATTAATCCGTCCTTTTTTTAAAATTTATAAGTTAGAGATATTGAGCCATTTATCCCTGCCATAACAAAATATGCAGGATAATCCCCCGTCATGACAGCATTTGTCAAAATCAAGTCATTTAGAACATTATTTAATGCTCCCCTTACCGAAAATCCTTTCCAATTTATCCCTCCATAAATGTTCAGCAGGGCATACGAGGGTAACTGCTCTTTATTCGAAAAGTCAATGTAAGATTTACCATTGAACCTAACATTGAGCCCCGTATACACGCTCTTAGATAGGTTAAACACGGCATCATAACTCATTAATAACGAAGGAGTTAAAACTGGCTGAAATGTTTCTCCATCTTGCTGTATTCGATTGAAAGAGAATGAGTTAGAAGCAAGGAATTCCCAGTGAGTTGTAGCTTTCCAATCAGCTTCTATCTCTAATCCGGTTCTAAAGGATTTATCTACATTCTGATGTTTTGATAAAGAATTGGATCCAACCTCTCCGTTTAATACTATTTCATTTTTGAAGTTCATAAAATAAAGATTGGTATTTAAGGAAAGATATTCCGATTTATATTTCCATCCAAATTCATTATTTAAGGCTTCTTCAGGGAGAAAAACATATAATGAATCTAAATCATCTATACCACCAAAAAGATCATTTCGTGTAGGTTCTCGATGGGTTTTTCCGATACCATAATAAATACTCGTATGTTCTTGAACTCTTAAAGAAATTCCTGAACTCCAGTTAAAAAATCCCCATCTTTGAGTTTCCATTGGAACTTTTCCTTCATAAGCGAATGTTGTATAACGATATTGAATATCTCCATAAAGAGAAAATCCATTTTTCTTTAATTCTGCTTTTGCATAAGGTGATACTTCATTTCGTGTTCCTGTATTAATATAATTTAGATATCCAGGATCAGAATAAGTTCCCTCGTGTTCTCGAGAATAAGTATAGGCATTGGTTCCTAGGTTCAAATAAAAAATATCTTTTAATGGTAAGAGATAATTGATATTTGTTCCTATCCAATTTGATTTAAGAGCTAATTTCCAGATTTGTTCCCCCATTTGATAGGAAGGATCCCAATGACCCATATCAGTTGTATACCATCCATTTAAATAGGTATGATAAACTGTAGTTTTCAAATTCCCATATTGCCAAACTGCTTGATTGTGAATATAAATGAAATCATCAACTTCATCTTTAGTATTTGAATTATATTTGGGATTTTTATAAATATCCTGTATAGATTCTCCTAACCAGGCCATTCCATTTTTCTGATGACCAACAAATCCATATAATTTAAAATCATGTTTTTTAATGGAAAAGTTACCTCCATAAAATGTTGACCAGGAATCATTAAAAGAATTATTTCGGTAACCATCAGTTTGTGATTTGGAACCTAATAGAAAAAATTTAGGAGTATTCACCCCGCCAGTTATACTAAATGTATTATACGAACCGTATAAAATATTTGCAAATCCTGAAAACTTATCTGCAAATTCTAATGAAGAGAAATTAATACTGCCACCATAAGACGAGACCCCTGGTTTTGAAAGGCCAGCTCCCCTGATTATTTGAATATTCGAAACTGCATTTAAAAATCCTCCATAGTTGTTGTAATAAATCCCCTGATCTTCTGGCTCATTAAGTGGTATTCCATTAACTGTTGAATTTATTCGAGTCTGATCAATTCCTCTCAATCTGTAGTACATATACCCCATTCCGGTTCCATTATCCGAATAAAAGTTCATTGATGGAGTATATGAAAGAAGAACAGCAGGTTCCGTTCCCATAGATCGTAAAGAGATGTCTTTTTGATTTAAGTTCTGGAATGTAAATGGAGTTTGCTTTGTGGCACAATAAGATCCAGTAACAGAAATTTCTGAAAGTTTAACTGTATCTATTAAAGATTGAGAAAAGGACGATAGAGAAATCGTCAATAACAATAAAGTGAAAATTCTTTTCATTATTTACTAGATTGGAGTTTTTTAATTTCAAGTTTAAGTTTTTCTATTTCAAGAGCTTCTTTAGTAACATTTATAACTACCAAAGAAGCACTGTGAGCTCCATCTCCATAAGCAAATATTCTGTAAGTCATTCCATCTGCTTGATAAGTCCAGGACTTAGCATCATTTAATCCCTGAACATTTCCTATACTCTTTTGAGCAGAAACTTCTTTTACCTGGAACTGACACTGACTTAGAATCAAAATTCCCATTAATAAAATAAACTTTTTCATATTAATTGGCAGTTGCGTATTTTTTATAACTAAGATAGGATGCTTTAGAAATCTGAGTAAAGCTTTCTATATAAGCATCTTTGGCTTTCTTATTTCCTTTTTTGAGAAATTCCGCTGCTTCATAAAAATTAAAGAAAGGATAAGGCATTTTTATTACTCGGGAATTCCCTGAAAAGTAATTATCGGGACCTGTAAGATTTCCTGTAAAAAACCAATATGTTGTATCTTTCGTTGGTTTAAAATATTCTTCATATCTGTATTCGACCGTTTTTGGAATTACTATTGTGTCTGATTTGATAATATTCAGAAGAGCACTGTCCACTTGAGCCTGAGTTGGAGGGAGTAATTCATGATCAACAGCAAATTCAATTCCCCATTTTCCAAAATTTATGAGAACATATAAGATTGCAAGCCCAACAAGAGACTTTATAATTTTTACGAAATGATCCCCTGTAAAAGAACTTGGTCTTCTTTGTTGGGGTTGTTGAGGTTGTCCTGTAGTTTTATTAAAATCGCTTGCTTTCATAATAAATTAAATTTTCCGGTTATTTTATCAATTTTTTCTGGATCATCTGGACCAATTGCAACAGCAGTTATAGTAACATTTCCACCAAATTCTGTAAGGCCTGCATCTTCAATAATCGAACAGGGAATTCCTGCTGTTTTTGCTTGATTGTAAGCATCAACTAATTCATTCAAAGAATCTGCTCCTACAACAATCTTTTTAAAAATACCATTGACCCACTGTTCAATGAAGGAATTCGGGATAAGTTTTAAAACTCGATCCGTAGTTATTGGATTATAAACTGTAGTCATCATATCAAAAATGACTTTCATAGAAGCATGAGCTCCCTGAGCAATCATTTTTCCTTTCCTCATATTAAGATCTTTGCGAATTATGATAACTTGTTTGGGTGCGTTTTCTTTATACATTTTCAGGTATTTGATGATATTTTTTCATTAACTCGCAAAGTTTCCAATAGAGAGGAGAATAATTTCCTCGATGGGATAAACCGTGAATTTCGGAAACACATTCTTCGGGTAATCCATTTGCTCGTAACGTTGAGATTTCACATTTTTCGCAGAGGGTTTCCTTAGAACAACATAATCCACAGGAACCTATGCAACAACTATTAAATAAATCTTTTATTGCCATTACAATATTTCAATCAATGCATCTGCAGGAAGTTCAAAGAAGGGACTTTCTGAATCTTTATCAGAACAAGCTACTCCTTCATTACTTATTCGGCCATAAGTGTAAAGAGGATATTCATAAACAATTTCCCCTTTTTTGTAATCCCTGTCTAACCAGTCACATTCCTTTTTGGTAACGTCTCTGGTTAACTGAAATTTCTTGGTTTCCATTGTTTCATAATTTAACGCCAATCGGCATTTTCATCATTAAATTCTGGCCTATCATCAGGATCGGGATGAGCAATTTCATCACCAAACATTTTCTTAAGCTCCTCCTGTCTTTCAAGCAAAGGCCTCCAGTTATACATTGTTCCAGGTCTTTCCGCAATTCCAACACTTAAGTAATTATAATGATCTGGTGGAAGAAAATCTTCTTTTTTAATTTTGTTAATGGTGGCTAATCCCCCTGCAAAATCGTCCTCCCCACGATAAACATAAATCGAAGAAGGAACATAAATTTTTTGTCCGATAAAAGGCTCAGCAACAGGAGGCTGATTTTCCAGTGATTTCCTTCTTACTTCCAATTGGTCCTGAATTTTAGTTTTCTTAGCCATTTTATTACTTTTTACAGTACAAATATACTAAAAAATTCTCAGATAAAAAATATTTTTTATAAAAATTTTATAAAAAAAGGGAGAATTTCTTCCCCCTTTAGGCGCTCTTTCGAGTATTAGATCAATCTAAACCAACTTCAAACCCTTCTTTTGGTCTATATGTAAGATATGTTTCATCTTTAACTATAGCTCCAAATTTATTAGAAGCGCGAAAAGCAATATAAATATATATTTTTGTGATTTGTGTAGTATCTTTTAAAGTTTTTAATTCATTTAAAACCTTTTTTCATTACCAAGTAATATCTTATTTTTTATTATATTATCTTTATTTTCTCTTATATCTTTATTTGAATTTGAGACACAAGGAGCACAATCCTCAAAACCTATCAATGCACTTTTGATAATATTAATTGACATGCTATCGGTATAAATATGAGATTCATAATCACTTATCTGTCTTTCTGTTAATTCTATAAGTTCTTTTTGTACAGTCATTGTATCTGCTATATACATACTATCAAGCAAAAAAGATTTTGGATTGTCTAACTGATAAATTTTATTAACTTATATTTAAAATATATTTACAGGTCTCAATCATTTTAGAATCTCCAGTATGTTTTCCTTCGACATCGGAAAGCTTAATTGTAGGAATCCAGTTATCTTCTGAAGGTATTTTAACTGCACTCATTTTAATGACCATATTTAGAGGGGTTACACCTACATCATTTGATAGATTTGTTCCTATACCGAAGGAGCATTTAATCTGACCATTACACCAGTTGTTAATCTCTTTTGCTCTTTCCGGATCAAGGGAATCTGAGAAAATTAGAATTTTTGAGAGTGGATCAATACCCATCTTTTTATAATGATCTATGAGTTTTTCAGCAAATTTATATGGATCTCCGCTATCTTGACGAACTCCATCATAAAGCTTTGCATACTTCATATTAAAAGCTTTTAAAAAAGCATCTGTTGTGAAAGTGTCACAAAGAGCAGTTCCAAGACTTCCATTGTAAACATCTGCCCAATGTTTGAGGCCAAGTTCATTTGCCATCTGAAAACCATATTTTGCTGCATGAAACATAAACCACTCATGAGCTTCAGTTCCAATTGGAGTTAAATTGAAAAGAAACGCAAGATAAACGTTTGAAGTTCCTACGAATAAACTTTTTGCCATTCTTGAACTAAGGCCCTCAACCATTTCTTTTTGTACCTCAAAAGAATATCTTCTGCGAGTTCCAAAATCCGATAATTTAACATTTGAATAATTGAAAATGGCTGCCTTCTTTTCATTTGTTTCATGACGTTCACCTTCGCTTTTAATCTTTTGCCCAGTCATCTTAAAATATAATTCTGAGATAAGAGCAAGAAGAGGAACTTCCCAAAGAATTGTACGATACCAATATCCTTCGATATTCAATTGAAGTTCTCCGCCATTTTGGATTATACCTACCTCTGAGGAATCATAATGATAACCTTCAAGGAAATCAAAATATGAAGGATCAATATACCTACATTTGTCAATAAAAAAATTCTTTTCCAAATCTGTAAGAAAAAGATCTTCCATATAATTGATTTGTTCCCTGAGATATTTTGCAAAGTCGTCGGGAAAATCTACCTTAGATCGAAGTATAAGAGAATATCTCACTTTTGCACGAGGAAAAAGTTTCAATACAGCATTTTGCATTGAAAATTTATATAAATCATTATCGAGTATTGATTTAATTATTGGTTCCATGTTTTATTTTTTTATAATTTGTAAATATGTCTGTGCGCTTTTCTTTCTAGAGTTCTTTGAATTCTAAAAGAATTTGTTTAGCAGTCTTAGTTTTATCGAAAAAATCTCTTATCCATTGATTGAATGGTTTCATTTTTTGAAGAAATTTTTTAAGATTTTCGGGCTCTTCTTCCCACCTATTATCTTCTTCATCATATCCCCATGCCTGAATTTGATAATCTTTTAATGGCTGATATTTTAAAAGCTCCGCATAATCTGGATATTTACAAAGAAGATGTTTGGAAAATCTGCCAACCGCTTCTTCTCCTTTATAGATATTATATTCTATTACGTTTGCTGATGTGCTCATATTTGCATTAATGATAAAATATCCGCTTGCTTTCTTAATGTATAAAGAGAAATCCAAAGATCTCCCAAATTTTTATTATTGGTTGCATTATATAATTCTTCACAATCCGCTAATAATTTTTTATATTCTTCGATAATTTTATTTTTAAGTTCTGGATCGATTTCATTTTCTTCTTTAATCTCGACACCCCCATCTTTTTTGTTTTTTTCGCTTTTCCGTATAATACCTGTGTAATTTGGTGTTCCTGATAAATTATCCATATTTAAATTAAATTTAGGTTATTTTAAAAAATTAAAGATCCTTCGTTATCCCACTGAGTATAGAGTTTTCCATTTTCTCGAAGGATACAATACTTAAGAGATTCATTATTTTCTTTGGACATACAATCATCATCAATGACGGTGCTCATTCCTTCAATAGAATAAACAGAGGCTCCAAATGGAAGTTTATAAAGAAAGGTTCCGACCCCTGCCAGAAATCCCCCATCCTTACCCTGTATATAAGTTTTAATTTCTCTCAATATGCTATCGGAGCATCTGTTTTCGCATACCCATTTGGATTGTTCCGACCCATCATTATCATTATACATTTTTCGAAAAGTAATCTGATTAGCCCCAAGAAATTTACATCTATCAATTATGGATTTTGGAGAATAATTGTCGTAGCTTTTAAGCATATTAAGACTTAATCGAATATTAAAACCATTATTTCGCAAAAAGAATATTAATTTTTCAAGATGAAATTTTAAGGTCCCCGAAACTCCGATAGTAGATAAATTGCGGGCATCGCTAAAAATATTAGCAATTGAAAGGCTTATAGTATTAACTCTAAGTTTTTTAAGAAGTTCGATATTATAATATTTTTTTTCGGACAATTCTATGTTATCCATCAGCATTACTCCGGTTGTTTGAAGCTCCACATTTGGAAATGGGTGATTCATTGTTTTAAAAACCTCGCAAAGATGGTTAAGAAATTCTTTATTCTGAAGAGCTTCTCCAGTTCCTGTAATAATACAGGTATTAACTCCATTCATGACAGCCCATTTAATTCTTTTAGAAATCTGAACTTCATCAAAAGAATTTTCATAATTGTTTTCGTGCATACGAGATACACAGAATGGACACTGGTTGACACATCCTTTTGTAGGAACCACCATTGATAAAGTAGCTATTTTCATAAATTTAATTCGAGATAAATATACTAAATAATACTGAATATAAAAAATTATGAATCAATTCAAAATTTACTTTAACCAACTATTTTATTTTTTACCTCTATCTTTTACTATTTCTTCAAGCTTTTTCTTCAAATCTTCTGCTCGGAAATAATCTTCTTCTTCTACAGCTTTCTGTATCTCCGTAGCTATAGCTTGTTCATCTGATGATTTATCGATTGAGCTTTCCTGTCCAAAATCCGGATCAACATAATTTGACCATCCTTCTTCACACAGTTCAAGAGGAAATTTTACTTGAATATTATCTTGACCCAGAAAGATTTTAGAAAGGGGATCTGATTTCTTCGATAAATACACACATGCATTAGCAATTCCAATGAAGGTTAATTTAGCTCCAACAAGAGAAAAATCCTTATAACCATCATCCTCCTGCATTGGTTTTATACGGGTAATTATATCACCCTTTCGGAAATCAAAAATACTTTTATTTTTTTGGTTCATTTTTATTGGTGTTTTCTAATTTTGTTAAATCCTCGCTTTTTATAATTTTTATTCCGGCTTTGTTCAGCTGGTTTATAGCTTCTTTTCTTCCCACCTCGGAGATAGGTCTAGTAGCATCTAAGATAAAAATTGTTTCAAATCCTAATCTATTAGCGTCTAAAGCAGTTTCCTTGCAGCAGAATTCCGTTGCTAATCCGCAAATATAAAGTTGCGAAATACCTTTCCCATCCAAAAAAGGAGCAAGTTCCTTTACTTCGAAAGCACTATATCCATCGTTTTCAACGTCTTCCCCCTTCTTGAAAATATAAAATTCTCCTTTACATTTTTCAAATTTTACATCCTTGCGAAGGTCTGCGCCAGGGGTATTTTGGACACAATGATCCGGCCAAAGGGTCTCCTGAAATCCATCATCATGTTGTATTAGGTCAAATGGTTTTTTATCATTATACACAGATGCAAATCCCTTGTGTTTTGTTGGGTGCCAGTCTTTTGTGAATATTACTAAGTCAAATTTCGGTAAGAGGTTGTTGATGACGGGCACCACTTTATCTCCTTCTAGTACAGCCAATGATCCGCCTGGGCAAAAATCGTTTTGCAGGTCAATGCAAATTAATGCTCTATTATTTGTTGTATTCATAATTTTTAAATATATAAAATAAATAAATTTTTATGATCCGTTTCTTTATTTATAAAATCACTAATAATATTAATCAAAAAGAATATATTGGCCAACACGTTTCATCTAAAGATGATTTAAATATTAAAGATTCGGAAAAATAAAATTTCTCTTTATGTTCACGGGATTTCCCCTTTTAAATTCGGACTTTAAATGTCTACCGATGACAGGATCTTTTTCATCTAATGGGGATGCCATTTCAAATGTTGAACGTTTCACGAAAGACGATAAAATCTTATCAACTTCTTTATAACCATCTCTTGAAGTTCCTTTCCAATCTGGCATTATTTGGCCAAGATCCCCCATATTTGTAACTCCAAGACCATCTGTTGCCAAAGCTTCAATGGTTAAAGTTAAAGCAGTACTTTCATCTATAGATTTGCATTCGTTCTTTGCTATCCATTCTGCCATATCATAAACTTCGGATTTCCACAATTCCTGAATCATTCCATAATCACCAACATCGCCATGTAATGTCCAGAAACCTAACATATATTCTGTATAGTTGTCGGTGGAAAGAACCATTCCTTTTGTCATTGAAGCTAAATTATAAAGAAACATCATTCTTAATCTAGCTTTAATATTTCCGTTACGAATTTTCCAAGATTTTCTAGATTCTTCAAAATCGGTTGATATAACAGGCACATTGATAGGTAAAGATTCAAATGGTTGTGGACTGTTAATTAATGATAAAGCTTCATAGTGTTGATTTAAATTTACTTCTTTGAAATCTGTGCAAAAAACTTTTCCAGTTAAATTAGCTCGATCAATTTCATCTTGTTCATTTGTTGCGATAGGTAAGCTTCTACCAATAAGTGGAATATTTAGTTCATCACAAATAGGTTTCGCAAGAGCAGCGCATAAGCAGCTGTCCATTCCTCCAGAGATACCAAGAACAAGAGATTGGATATTATGGTCTTGTATGTAATTTTTTAATTCTTCTCGAATATTATTTACTGCGATTCTGTAGTTCATTATCTTAAAAGTATAAGGTTAAAGACCAAATAATACCATTGAAAAACCAGACAATAGATAGCCACTCAAAAGATTTTTTTATTTGAGATCTGATTATGAATAGGAAAAATGTCGCGAAGCAAAAAACTGCTGGAATTTCGGGGAAACGTTCAAATCCGAATCCAAAGATAAACATTGTAATTATTGAAATCATCTTGGACTTGCTGCTTCTGAGAGAAAATTCCAAAATTTATCCCAATTAAAAGGACGGCGATTTGGCTTATCGGATCTGATCTGGTGAATAGGTTTTTCACCAACGTTTTTTTGTTTTTTCTGATATTCTTTATAATTCATGATAAAAATTCTGTTTTATCGTTTACCTGAGAATCTTCAGTTATAGTAACAGTAATTCTAGGTTTTGGTTTTATTTTTATTTCATCAAATTTATCCACAAGCATAAATGAAGCATGACTATTTAATGATGTAAGATATTCGCCATCCCATAACCATTCCCCTTTATAAATATCAACAAATTTTCCGATATTTGGAGTAAGAGTTTGAAGAATAGCTTTTCTTCCTTTGTAAGTGTATTCTTCAAGAATTTTTCGGATTCGGGATTTGAAGAAGTGGTTTTCTTCATTCGTTTTTCCAAGATTCAATGCTTTTTTTATTTCAAGACGTTCGGCTTCTTTTAATAATTCCGGGCATTTTTCCTGAAGATGTTTTACAAATTTTGGTATGGATTCCTGCTGATATGAAGAGATTTCCCCACCCATCATAGCTTGGGGACGGAAGTTAATCAATTTAAGAATGGTTTCTGGAGTAAAAAGTTCTTTTTTAAGAAAGGCGCATCCTTTGCCTAGAAATCCGGTATTCTTTTGGATAAATCCCACATCAGCCATATCCATGTGAGCATAAGGGAGAAAAACATAATCCCCAACAAATGCTAGAACATATGTATGTTCTTTTATATAGGGAACCCCTTCATATTTCTTTTTTTGTTCGTTTATCCAAGTGTTATAAGCTCGAGCCTTTGGGGTAAATCCTTCATATTTACGATACATTCCATAAGGACAAGCATGCCAATCAAAAGAAGCTCTCCAAGCACATTCACCTCTTTTGAGTAATTCACAGTCATCAGGTCTCCCACAAAGAACTATTTGCACCTCTGCTTTATCTTTTCGAGAACTTTTGAAAATAGCATTATGCGGGGGGAAACAATTGAAATGAACAGGTTTTAATACTGTTCCAGCTGGGTTGTCTGACATGATATTAATATTTTGATTCTCCTAAAACTTTATAATTTTTGACTGTTGGATCATCTTTCTTAGCTTCCTGCCAGAATTTGAAGGGGCTTTTTACTCTTGAATAAATTCTAGACTGCTTGTCTGTATAAAAGATTTGTACATCTTTTCCTCCGGGGGTAAGAGAAAGGGAATTCACCCTAAATCGATCGGCTACATAAAATGACATAATAATAAATTTTAGTAAATATACTTAAAAAAATTTTATTGTAAAAATATTACCCGTTAATTTTTCGTGAAGAAGAAATATAGAGGAGATTATTCCTTTCTACAAATTCCTTTATTTCTGCTGCTCCCGGAACTTCTAAAACATTAATCTTTTCAAGCAAAGCTGGATTTAAAGCAATCTTATCATAAAGATAGAGATAATAGATATTTTTAATTCCTGCTGGAATAGCATTCTTAAGGCAATCATTGCAAGGAGAAATTGTTACATACATATCTGCTCCTTCAGTTTCGACATTTCCTTTCTTAGAAGCATACATGAGAGCATTCATTTCAGCATGTACTTCATTATTTTTAGACCAAAAATGATGTTTTTCCCTATCAAATTTTTCTTTGTCGAAAATCTCATCGCAATTAGGCATGTCTTCAGGGGTTCCATTTATCCCTGTTGAAACAATCCTTCCATCTTTTACAATTACAGCTCCCACGTGATGGGACACACAATGGCTTTTACTTGCAAAGTGAAAAGCCGTTTTCATAAATACATCGTGCATTTTTGACATTAGTCCAGAGGATTTTTTGATTTTTCTTTTCTTAAAACGATACCTACAGCGGATTTCCATACACCGGATCCAACAGCTATAGGTTGAGTAATACTGTCCACATATTCCCACCCTTCATCAAACCATTTTTGGAGTTTATCAAAAGATGTCATGGATTCATCAGATTCGGTTAATTCAATAACTTTATATTCGTATTTCATTTTGATAAATTTGATTCATTTAATCTGAAATTTCCTATAGCTATTTCAAAAAGACATTCTTCTTTTACCTTATACCAGTTTGGATCATTGTCCGATAATTCAATAGCTTGAATTTTCTTATTGTTTCTCCACCATCTTTTGATGATCACTGTTTTAATCTCAGGCGGATTCTCCACGCTTTCCATAAAATTCTTTCTAGGAATATAAATGGATCGACAACTCCATATATCATATTTTTCTAAATAATCTGGCAAATATTTCCAAAAAACCCGAATAGCTTTAATAAAGAGAACCCCATTCACGATTTTATATTTTCCATCTTTCAATGAAATTAAATCGTCTCTTGTATCGCAGGAAATAATTTCATTCCGAAGTATTAATTCCGTCCGGTCTTTCAATAATGCAAATTCAAAAGATCCCGAATCTGCAGATGATAACCCATTTATTCGATTTTTTATGATCATAGTAATTTTTTGTTTTTAGGTTCTTGTAGAGTTCCATTATCTCTTAGTTTTGTTAATCTGGAACAAAATTCTCGAGTTGTTAAAACAGTTTCTGATTTTTTGGATTTACCCATTGAGTGAGTTAATACTGCTTTTCCTGAAGCTTCCAAAGCAGCTTTGAACTTTGTATTTTTATATAGTTCCGTGTACGCATGGTCGAGAAGATCCTGATATTCCCGAGAATCTCTTTTAATAGGAATTTCTCTCCAATATAGAATCTGGGGCTGTTTCCAATTCTTATTTCTTCCTTTTTTCTTAGCAGCATATCCAACAAGAGTGCAAACATATTCCTGCATCTCTTTAGATTCGAATTTTAGAGACTGCAAAAATCCTTCCATTGAGTTACATGGTACCCCGTCAATCTCAAAAGGATGAGGAGCAAAATTACTCAATGCATTTGCGGGATAAGTATTTCCTGAACCTATGTCCATAGCAGTATTATCATAATTATATTCAAAATCTTCTAACCAGTGTGAAAGTGGTCCTGGTTCTATTTCGGGTTTATCTTCCCCTAAGGAAAAGAATGCCATTACTTTTCCATCCTCCCGATTATTTTACAATTTCCGATTCTGGAAGCTCTCATGATTTTATTAGAATATCGATCCAAGAGAACCCTCGCCATTGGACTATTAAATTTTTGGCATTCAAATCCTTCCGGACCTGCGGATAAAAATATACAAGCATCGACTTGACCCGGTTTACAAATTTCTTTGACCTTATCATCTTCGACCTTGCAACTATTACCGTCTCCGGTATATTTTATTTCAAAAACCTTTTCAGTTTCATCATGTTCAACACTGATGCTTTCATTATCATATTTGACAATTACCTGCATTCCATTAAGTCTTTCAAGCATGCTTGGAACATAAGCTCCCAGATTAGACATACCCCATCCGGGTTCTGGAATTTCAAGAAGCATTAAGATAGTATCTTCTTTTTCATTTCTTTCGAATTTCATTACTCGATCGGAATTTTCATCAGCTAAAATTTTCAAGCTGTTCATTTTTCCATCCATAGAGCATTTTTTGCCATTCAGACTATTAAAAACCTGAAAGTAAGCTTCTCTCAGATCTACAATTCCATTTTCCCTTTCCAATTTAATTGTATCCAAAAATGAAATAAATCCGAGTTTGCCATTGAATATTGTCATGCTAATTTTTTACCTCTTATTAAATTTCTTAAAAATTCATTTTTTTCTCCTCCGAGAACTTCTTTGACCCACTGATCGTAAAATTCGGGGAAAAGCTCTTTTTGTTTTTCAGGACTATATCGTCTCATTTGTGGATTTTTTAGGTCTAAAGAATACTTATATTCAGAATTCATTTTCACTTCTAAAAGCCAATCATAAAATTCTAAATAAGTTTCATAATCCCAAACTCTTTCATCTGCAAGAAAACAAACTGCAGTAAGAGCGTTGTTTAAATCTGGTTCATAAAATAATGAATGATCAATATCAGCTGCCCATGAATTCTCATGAATTAAATCCAATGTTCCTAAAGGTTTGTCAAAATCATCAAGAGAGCTATTAGTTGTCCCCCCATTAAGAATTATCCACGTTTTATCATTATTCATAAACGATGTTAACTCCTGGGTTAATCCGAATCTTCTTACATATTCCAATGCTGCATGACCTGCCTGTATCGCCTGTTGAATAGGAGATATATTATAAGGAACAAAAAAATATAGACGCTGTTTTAATATTTTTCTATTTTCCATTCTAATTTTTTTAAAATTTGTTTCTTTAAAAATTTACGGTAATAAATATTTTATGATAATAAATCCAGCGAGGTTTTTTTGGTTTTAGCTCTTTTAAGTACAACCCCTACAGATGATTTTGCCAACCTATAACATGAGTTATAGGTTAAATAATCTGGCCAACAAATTCCCACCCTTGGTCAAATAATGGTTGCAGAGTTTTCAAATTCATTTCATTAAGAATCTCATCATGATCCGCTAAAACTTCTATTTTAAATTCATATTCTGTATCCATATTTCATTTATTAAATTCTTTATTCTATAAAATAAATATACATAAAAAATCCGAGATATAAATACCTCGGATGTTAATTTTAAGTTAAAAAATTATTTTACTGAGAATAACCCTGCGACGTCAGTAGAGGTAAGAGCTTCTTCGTAGATTTTAAAATCCGTTATAGATCCGTTGTAAGTATTATCTGCAGTCGGAAAATAACTATCTCCAGTTCCAATATAAATATTTAAATCATTGCTTATTTCTACTGCGGATGTTATCGTTCCATTAATATTATTGCGATTCTTATCAGTTCCCATTAAAACCCCGTTTAAATAAAATTTAAGATCCGTTCCGTCATAAGTTATAACTACATAAGCACCTTTCCAAATATTCGGATCAAAATTCCAAATCTGATCTCCTTCGAGGGTTGGGGTTCCAGTAGGATTTTTTACAAATCTTTTACAATATATTGCGTTGTTTTTTATTAATCTTATTTCAAATACCCCTGTTGAAGATAAAGGATTCGATCCGCCAGCCGTATTTGAGTTGGAAATAGATAATAAAGTAGCTTCATTTAAAGATGGGTTGTTGCCAAACCCGTCAGAGGTAGGTTTATTCGAATTGTAATTTACTTCGTTTCCCGATGTAGTATATCTAAAGGCTACTGAAAATCTATTTCTTCCCGAAAATGCATTAAGATATGGGGATTGATATAGCGTTAAGGGAACAGAAATTGATGCTGGAGAATAAACTGGTAATGGCAATGCTGGTTGATTTATTGTTATATTTTGGACAATAACTTGTTGATAATTATCGGTAGCTGTAATTTTATATTCGCCAGCAGGTAAATTATTGAAAGCATAGGAGAAATTATAAATAGAACCACTTGTAGAATTGATTGGCCCTTCTATCGAATAAGTATATGGGGAAGCAGGGTCAGATGTAATTGAAACCGTAATAGATCCGGTTGGAAGCCCATAAATAGCATCAGTAGTGGAAAGAGTAAATGTTAGAGCAGGATTTACCGGGGAAACAGGTTTTTTAATGCCGACGGCAACATCGTCAGAAGCAATTCTACCAGTATTATCTTTAACTGATATACAATATGACCCAGATGTAAGATTATCAAAATGATCCTCATTCTGATAATTCCCTTTTTCAAGTTTGTATTGATATGGAGCAATTCCATTTGAAACCGAAGTAATATAAATTTTGCCATCAGATTTGCCTTCCATAGAAACACTATCTACTCTATAAGCAAAACTGATTTCTTTCTGGGGGGGTTCAGGTTCAGGTTCGGAAACAGGATCCGTAGGTTTTTCGCATGAAAAAAATAAAAAACTAATTAATAATAAAAATGCAATCTTTTTCATCTCTTTTAATTTTTAATTTCTGTGTAAATATACAAATAATTTCCATAGTAAAAAAATATTTTTATAAATATTTTGTATTTCACAAAAAATCCGAGATATTTTATACCTCGGACGTTAAATTTCAGTTAAAAATTGTATTTGTATCTTATACTAATACTACATTAACGGCATTTAATCCTTTTTTTCCTTCTACGAGATCAAAAGAAACTTCATCATTTTCTTGTAAGGTCGATTCCTTAACTCCAGAAATATGAACAAAGTACTCTTTTCCGGTTTCATCTTCTTTGATAAATCCAAAACCTTTTGTTTCGTTGAAGAATTTTACAATTCCTCGTTTCATTGTTTTACTAATTAAATTAATTTATAATAAAAAGAGCTTTGAAGTTTTCTAAGCTCTTAGCATCCAGATTTAAAATATATATCTCCGCTCCTAAATTTCTATTCTATTGATGGCATCAATGACTTCATTAATGCTCATTTCGAGTTTAGGTATGCGCTCATAAATATCTGCAGAGTATCCAAAGAGACGGAAAACCTTGTTTCCAGCCTTAGCCATTGTTGGGCCATAGCCTACAATATTAATGAAGTAAATATATGGGGTTCCATATTTCCCCGAGTACTTCTTGTAAGTATCTTCGAAAGAGTCTGCACCCTGTTCGTCGGTAATTATAATAATCCTGTCATATCCACATCCAACCCTTTCGAGTTCAGGAAGAATAGATGCATAATGAGTTCCGTGACCATTTTCACCGATGTGACGAGCAAAGCTCTTCTTAAGGGTATTGATAGTATCATTTGGATTCCAGCCCTTAATAGCAGAGCAAGATGAACCAAAATGGTAAACATCTCCACCCGTCCCCTTAGCAAAAGTTGCTGCGATAAGAGCTGCCTTATCAACTGGTCTGGAGTTGCTTGGCTTGCCGTCAATATTGATCCGCCTACTCCATCCGCCTTCCATAGAACCTGATGTGTCGAAAACAACTGCAGTACGTCCTTCCGGTAGAAGCTGCTTAAGGTTAGGAATAGACTTTTCGTAAGCTTCATCAAGAGCTGCAGAAATCTTCTGGAGCTGACAGCCTTTAAACTCTATTAGCATTACTTCCAAGCATAAATCTATTTGATGCGGCCATACGAGAGACTTACGGATGAACTGTTCATCGACAAGAAGTTCGCACGCCTTGTCAAGAAGTTCAGTATCGTTAGTCTTAAGAATGTTCCTTATGTTGCGAAGAAGTGCAAGGTAACCAATCTTCTTGGTTTCGATAAGATCCTTGTAGTTTTCAGTCTTAGCTTCATTGAGCTCAGTTGCTGCTTCTTCCTTGGTAAGCTGACCGGACTTAACCTTTTCAGCTACGACCTTACCAGCTTCAGTATTCTTATCTTCAACAGTATTGAACTGCTTAAGAATTCCGAGAACAAGAGCTCTAAGAGCTGGAATTTCCATTACAGTTTCTTCTGGTTTTAACTGGGAAAAATCATATTCTTTTTCAAATTTTGTTCCGCTTACAGTTTTCTTAAATTCATCTAATGATATTTTTACAGTACCATTCTTTTTAGTTGCAACTGGATGAACAAGATTTACAATGTCTATCAATGATACTCCGCTATTTTTTAATTGATATTTTGCTAATTCATAAGTATCAGCATGTTCAATAGCATCCTTAAACCCCTTCTTTATAGAGTTTGGAACTGGTGCTTCAGCTCCGTTCTTAGCGAAGTATGCGGCAAGAATTTCAGCCATGTCATCAAGCCTCCAGATTATTCCGCCACGTTCTGCCTTTTTGTCCCTCTTGGAGAAGAACTTCTTAGCGAGTGGGTCACCCTGAAGATAAGTAATCATTTCAACTGCACCGAAGTGAGTTACAGAACGCTGACCAAAAATGGTACGAGCATAAATAAGAGCCTTAGCTGCAAAAAGCTTGTTAGCCTTAGCAACCTTACCGAGAACTTCCTTGAACCTCTTTTCACGTTCAGTTTCCTTTTCGTAAAAGTTGTTACCCATTCCTGTGGCTAAAATTCCAATTAATTCTGCTTCAGGTTTCTGAGTGTAACCCTGCCCACCCTGATGAGTAGCAGTTTTTTCAACTACTGATTCTGTTTTTATGTTGTACTTTCCCATTACTATTAATTTTTTAAGTTAAAGAATATATTTATTGTTTTTTAATAATTTTGCTTTGCTTATAGCTGCTTTATGTTCATCTGTCATAGGTTTTCTGTGTTTTGTTTTCCCTATATTTGACTTTCTTATAGCTGCTTTATGTTCATCTGTCATAGGTTTTCTGTGTTTTGTTTTCCCTATATTTGACTTGCTTATAGCTGCTTTATGTTCATCTGTCATAGGTTTATATTTTTTTCCCCTTCTGTTTGGGGTTCTTTTTTCATTTATTCCTCTAAGAGTATTTTTACAGAATTCTTCATCCATTTTCATTCCTTTATTCCAGGGAATTTTCCCTTTATGTTTTCCCATCATAGAAATACTTATTTTATGTTTGTATCCCTCTGATAATTTTCCTCCCCATTTACCTTGTCCCCCAGTTATTGACATATTATATCCATTGGGACTTAATGTATCAAATAACTTTATATAATGCTCTTCAGCTTTCCTAGCTTCTAAAATTTTATCAAAATCTTTTAATTTAATTTTAATAAAATTTTGTTTACCGTATTTTTTTATTGCAGATTTAAAATAAGATCCGCTTCCAATATAATTATCTTCTTTTTTCTTTGACCCATGAGACCCAATATAGCCTTTACCATTGATTCTATTAATTGTTAAATAAACATAATTAAATAATTTTTCCATAGAATGTTTATTCTATATATCATAGAATGCTTTGCCATAATTCCTTTTCTTTACTATTAGTTAAAAAATTAAATTTCTCTGAATTTTGTCATTTGTATTGGTTTTAAACCATCAAATCTGATAGTGTATTCATACCGTGCGGGATGCACACTCTTGATTCGATCTGTAAGCTCCTCAACTTTAAAAGCCTTTTTCCAAACTTCACTCTCATTAATATGAGAATTCATTTTTTCGTCTCTTACAGGGCTAATAACAATTTCGTTTGTCATTTTTTAATTTTTTAAGTTTAACAAAAAAGCCCGAGTACTTTCGTTTCTCGGGCTTTGCATCTATGAAAATTAAAAGGTGCAAAAATATTGTTGAGAAACTTGAAAAGAGTGTTTTTCAATCCGCGAAGTAACTCTTCTCTTACTACAACTAAAATTCTTTATTTAGTTCTATAGAGCAAATATAATATAAAGTTCTATAGAAAAAAATATTTTCTTGTTAAAATATTGTTAAAATTCAGAGTATATATAAATCTGATTTTTTATTGAAATTAGACTTATCGACGTGTTTTTTCAAATTCAGCCTCGATAACAATCTGAATTTCGCTAGGAAGATATTCCCAAAGATATATATTAAGCCCTTGCCAGCAATTCTTTTCTTTTAAGAGCTTTGTTCTATCTTCAGCAGACATTTCTCCCCAAAAATTTTCAACTCCTTTCATAGTATCCCAATTATTTGATATACTATATATTTGTGATCCGTGAGGGATTCGAACCCTCGATGACCTGGTTTTAGGGACCAGCGCTTTGACCAGACTAAGCTAACGGACCATAAAGGAAGCATGGACACTTTGTCCATGCTCCTGTCTATGCTTAGAAACCAAATGAATTAAAAGGGTTGATAGGATTTAGAGGATTTAGAGGGTTAAGAGGATTAACTGGGTTTAAAAGATTTTGATCCCAATTTCTTCTTCTTTGTCCCTCCTCTTCCTGCTCCCTTCTCTTTCTTTCTTCATTCTGACGTCTTTGCTCTTCTTGTCTCTTTTCATCATCAAGCTGATTCCGAGCAAATTTTTTCTTTCTGGCTTCTATTTCGAGTTTCAGATCTTCCCAATAAAGTTCATGATCAAGTTCTCTCCTTTTGAATTCACTTTTGTAGCATCCGATAATTTGTTGTAGTTTTCAATCGTTTTACTAATTGAGGGAAGAAAGTTTTTAAGAGGATGTTCTTCTTCAGAATGTTTTGATTCAATCTGAGAAAAAGATTGGCCTCTCATTAAACCATAAGCGGCAAACATGATTCTTAATTTTTCTCTGTTTGCTCTATGTTTCATGGCAGCCACCCAAGGTTCCATTGTTCTTTCACCTTTGATATGAACTGCTTTTCTCTGGTTTTTTAAAAATTTCTGTTCTTCAGAAAGTTTTTTAATGTCGCTTTTTAAGGCGTTGATTGCGATTTTATTGATTGCTAAAGTTTCCATGATTATTTTTTATTTTAGTTTTAAATTTGAATTAATTAATCAGGACGACTTGTCCTGATTAGTGTCCTGATTAGTATCCTAATAAAAATAATCATTAAGGAGGTAAACTGATCTAGTGCCTCATAGTTTTAAAATTTAGTTTAGTTATAAAATTTAAATATACAAATTATTCTATTATACTTGCGTTAAAGCCTCGTTAAATTCACAAAGGGCCAAGGGTAAATGAGAACATAATTTCTGAGTTCTTTCGGAAGGCTCGACACATACCGCAGTGATCTGATTATCCAAATCGGGTTCGATAAAGACAGTATGCTTGAGATCATAAATTTGAAACTTCTGAATAAATCTTTTGAGTTCTTGCTCATTCTCGACAGAGAGGAAAATAAGATAATTGGAATTTTTATTCCATTCCTGAGCAACAGTAGGATGTTGATGTTGAAAATCGATTGCTGCGTGAGCAGCTTGAATAGCTTGTGAGCCGGGGATTAAATCACGTCTGGTGATTGAAACTAATTTTTGATTAACCTATTTCATAATATTTGTTTCTAGTTATTAAAAATATCCTTTAAATAATATATATCTTTCGATAATTGTGCCAATACTTATATAACGACAAAATGTCATAAAAATAAAAAAGGAAGGGGATATTTTAGCGATAACCCCTTCCTGAAATAATTATTCTTTGGATTTAGTAGTCCGGGTTGTTTTCATGGTCTTATAATCTTCATGTATTTTCTGAAGACGGTAACAACTTCTACCTGTCCTGTAGCTCCGTCTTGAAGTAATACGAATGTTCCTTGTGATAAAACAAGGTCACCACTTCTACCTTCTGCCATAAAAATTTAATTAATGTT